ATGTGGGGTGATTTTACCCATCGGATAGGCAGTTGCAACTTGGTTGGCATGGTTGAGGATGAATGGTTAGATGCCGCCGGACCCGCAAGCCCGGCGGCGTTGAGGAAGGAGGAACAGGATGCGGAGTAATTCTACGCCTCGAAGTGTCCAAAATCTCGACAACGCCAGCGTCCGCCCCAGGTCAATCCGGCCCGCTCGCCGAGCCTGCCGATCTTATCCCAGTGATCCGAGGGATAGGCGCTGATGTTGATGTCAAGCGCGAGCCGACGGCAATGCATGGCCTTCGCCGGGGTGACCCACGTAACCTGCGGCAGTTTCGGCTTGGCGTAATCCGGGTTGATATTGACCAACCGCAATGCCCAGCGGCTACGCCCGTGCCCGTATAACTCGGCCTGGCGCGCGGCACTCCGGTAGCCCTCGACAATCACGAGCTTGCCATACCCGGCGGAGTGCGCGAGGGCCAAAAACGAGGCGGCGCGCGAGCGCACGGGGTCATTCAGCTCGGTCAGTTTGGGGTCGGGTTTGGGTTTGGTCATGGCGTCGCCTTGCCGGATTTCTCAAGGCCCGCGCCGATGACGTACGCGCCGAGCGATACCACGATGGTCTCTATGGCGAGAGACCAATTGATCTCTCCGGTGAGCGCACCGGAAACGGCGGCACTTACCGCCGCCAGTGTTGCCCAGAATTTACGCGATTTCAGCATTGTGATTACCTCCTATTTACATGGTATGGCTAACAGTGCCGCCGCGATAGCAACCAGCAATCCAGCCACTCCGCCCCAGATGCCAGCCTGCACCCTGAGCGCCGCAATCGCAGCAGTGTTGTCGGCCATGCTCTTATACAGGTCTTTGAGGCAATCCTCGTGGCGACGCTGACCATCCAATACGGCATTGCGCCACTCATTCCAATCGTTGCGCTCAACATCGGTCAATACTCACCTCATGCTAATTACGCACCGTCCGCCGGGTGTCGCGGGCGAGCGTTATGTTCCGCGCGGGATTGCGCGGGTAGTGCCTATTATCGCAATGCCAGGTAGGTGACTCCAACAACGGCCCCGCTTGCTGCGATACCAACGGCCCACATTCGTGCCCAGAGCAGATCGATCTGTTTGTCTGCGGCATCAACGCGTTTGCTGACGGCTGCAATTTCTGTTGTGTTTGCAGCGAGCGTCGCCAGTTGAGTGGCAGCATTCCTGAGGGCTTCTGACAGATCAGTTTTGATCGCTCCAATGTCACAACGTAGCCCTGACACCTGTTCGGCGAGTTGTGCCAGCGCGACTGCTACGGTGAGATCGGTCTTCTCGGTCATGTCGTCGTGTCCCTCGCAGTACAAAGTTCCGCCCGCCGTGCCGGAGCAGAGCGGGCGGTAGAGGCCAGGGGAAAACACATCATGTATTCCGATAGATCACAGTTGCTTGTTTTAGTATAGAGCTGAGGAGTAGGTCAAATGACGGCCTCTCGGTATTCAGTTCGGCGGACATATCGAGCCGGTTGCCCACCATCTTGTATGTCACTTTGACCGGGAAACCCGGCTCGATACTCGATCCCAACAATTGGAGCTTGCCGTCCGGCGCGACCGGCTCGTGGCAACCAACGATCTCAATGCGATGCCCGATCTCGTCTACGGCGTGGAGTCCAAAATACGCTTTTGCCCACTCCTGAGCCATTTCGAGCGAGTTTATGGTATCGACTGATACGGATGCCTCGTGACGGCCAAGCGTGGCAATAGAGTGTTTGACGGCATCCGATAGGCCGGAGCTCTGGATAAATGCGTCATCCGTCGATAGGTCCCACTCGAACCTGTCGGATTCAACATAGTCGGGGCAGTATGGGCTTTCGGTGAATACGCTTCCGGGAAGTTCCGACCAGTAGAATGCATCTAAGAGCAGGTCAACATTGCCGCTGCCATCGGCGGAATCGGCGGTGAGTTCGACTCCGACGAGCACCGATTCCTCGTATAGTTCATCCGAATACACGACGGGACAATATTTGCTATCGCTGAAAACTACCCGCGTCCAATCGACTCCGATAGTCTGAGCACCGTCGCCATGATATGTCGTATATGTCCCGTCTGTGTTGTTGGCTACGATAAGCGGCGTAACCTCGACCTCGCCAACTTTACTTTTTGCCCAAAACGCGAGTTGGTAATAATGCTTGGCTTGTACGTCTAGTGCATGGTGTACGGGCTGATGAATACGGACGGATTCCCCGCCACTAAGTGTGCCCGTTACCCGCGCCGCCAGTCCGCCATGATAGGAATCCGTGTTTGACCAATCGACCGATATATCATTGCTGGGCGACCGCCGATCCAAAAACCAACCAGTCTGAGCAATTGAATTATCTCTACGCAGAGAAATCTCATCAACAAAAAGGCCTTCTTCCAGGGGACAACTTACACTGGTGAATATGATTTTGATTGTGATGTTACTAGCTCCCGCCGGGCCGGTGAATTGACACACTTGAAATGTAAAAGGGCCATTCGTGCCAGCCGCCAGACTGGTATAAGAGCCAACATCAGGAAACCGGATAGTATCGCCCACGTCTGGGATTATCTCAACATGGAAGCTCGCGCCAACCTTCGCAAAATGCCAGAATTCCAGCGTGTAGTCGGAGCCTACCTCAATGGGTATTCCACCCTGGTATAAGTAACCGCCATTTGTATAAACAACGACAGATCGCTTGCCTTGGCAGGGGTAGGAGGTTGTATATTCCGCATTGAGCAGACCCCACAAAAGTTCTTCTTCCAAACTCCCGCCTACCAATAGGTCAGCATGCTCGGCGTCGCAAACTATAGGTTCTTCCAGACTGCTATTTGCCAACTGGTTCGGATAATCAGCCGCCGATCCGGTCAGGTGGATTGTGTTGACCACGCTCGTTGAATCGCGCGGGTAATCATACGATCTCACCCGCCCGCCGATCTGGAATTTGTGCGCCACACCCTCCGGCTTCGGGCGCACGAAGAAACGATCTTGGCCGGAACCGTCAGTATCGAATCCCCACACGAGCGCGCTGCCCGCGAGGTCCGCGAGGGTGTCCATGAGCTTTCGTGCATTATCCCGGTTGCAGTCCAGCTTCAGAGGCTCGAACGCCACGCCGACTGTCTGTATGTCGGAGGTCAGACCAACCGCGGGGGCGAGTCGCTCGCTGATGTAGTTATCGTAGAGCCAGGTTGCAAACGCCGACACGTCCGTACTCCCGGCTGAGACATACCGTCCTGGCACGAGGATGCCGTTCAATTGTTCCATCAGCCCGCAGGCCGTGATAACCAGCCGCTCGGACGTGTCCAGTTGTGCCTGCAGCGTCCTGATGTAGCCACGGTAACGGAGCGTGCCGTCAACATAGATGTCTACCCGGTCCCCGTTGTCCACATTGAGCGCGCCGTCGAAGTCGGCCTTTATCTCTATCCCGCACTTGGAGTAGTAGCCACGGTCGGAAAGTTCCCAATCCACGGAGGCAATCGCGAATGTCGGAAACGGTTTCCGCGCGCCTGCCGCGCTGTAGAGACGAACATCCGGGCCGAGGTCAGTCATCTAATGCCACCTATTGCGCCAGCGCGTCACGATTGAGCTAACCGCCACGCCGGAGTTGTGGGTATAAACCAGTTCATTCAGGCCGGGTTGCAGCGCGAAGAAACTGCCGTCGAAGAAGTTCATATATTCATACTCATCATAACTGTCGTTGTTCACAGTCTGGGCGGATGCATCGACCTCAATCACGTCGCCTGCCGTCACGTGGCCTGTCAACGATAGATTCTGACCTCCAAGTGCCAACTCAATATCCAGCGTGCCTGTCGATGCCACAGTGATCTCAAACGAGGGTGTGGTATATGCTGTACCGCCCACGACGATCTCTCGCGTGCCACTCGGAGACGACCATGTATCGCTCGACTCATCGCCGCTTGTCCAAAACGGTTCCTCTGTCATAAAATCTATGGCGATGGTGCAGTAACGTGAGAAGCTCGTCTCATCGTAGTCTGTGCTGAAGCTGGTTTTGATCGCGTTGATATACCGGTCGTCGTGCAGATAGAGCTTCTGCACACCCCTATTAAGCGCCGCCTGAAGCTGATCCATCACGCCGCGTAGTAGTAGCGGACTGGCCTCGATCAACATCCCGCGAATCTGTATTCTCCTCGACGCAAGCGGCGGGGTATTCCCGATATACGCTCCGTCCCGGCGCGGAACCTCAATAGCATCGACTCGCGTGTCCATCTGGATGCCGCCAGGTGAGAATGAATTTGGAAACACGAAATAGCCGTCATCGTGTTCGAGCCGGAAGCCCAACGCTGGGTTGTTGAGTATCTCGTCTTCCCAAGCGTCCGTCAGGTCAGCCTCGGCCACGCGCAACCAGTCGATGTAGCCGTTGATTCCCCTGTATGACCCATCATCTGGGTAGTCGCCTATATAGACATCACGGTCGGGCCGTAGTTGGGTCGAGCCGCTGGGGGTTATTGTCGTCTCCTCAACGCCATTGACATAAATGTGCATCCCGCCGATGCCATACTCGCAAACGATCCAATACCACGTGCCGAGCGCCAGTGTTGTTGTTGCGAGGCCGTAGAGCCATTCGGACGTAGATGCTTTCCACTGCCTAACAAACGGTTTTCCCGACGCATTGACGCCGATGGTTATATCGCCAGCCGTCATACTGCTCATCCCAGCGGTATCAATAATTCTCCCTGTCGCCCCAGCCGACGGGAGCCCCTGCAAATTGAGCCAGAAACTAACAGCGGCGGATGCTGGAAAATAACTTGAGTCGTATTTTAGGTGCACATCGTGGTAGGGATAGATCGCATAGCCCCACTTGCCAGGGACGTACGCGGGCGCGGGCGTTGAGGTTTCAGAGGCTCGGTTAAAATGGTCGAAATGCTCTTCGAGTGTTATCATCTCACGCTCTCACTGGGTTCGTATTTAGCTTCTGGCCGATGATCCATGCCTGGGTTTCGCTCAGGCGCTCAATGTCTTCGATTCCGCTGACCTTATCGACGTGGGTTGTGACAGTGATCGTGTTCGTTGTGGTGTGGTTCGCGGCGGCGGATGCCACGGGCTGAACAGGTCGCTGAGTTGGGAATACGCGGCCAAGATCGGACGTTATCCCCTGGTTGAACAACCGCGAGAAGTCCGCTCCCCAGCGGACCGCCTGGGCATCGTTGGTTGGGCTGTCGAAACCTTTTACGCCGAGTATTTTTCCTACACCCTTGAATATGCCCCCAAATATACCGCCGCCGAATGCTGAAATTCCAGCCGTAATAGCCTGAGTGTACAGCGCTTCTTTCTGCATCCGCTTTTGGCCTTTTATCCACTCAGCCACCATCTGGATAATGACGTTGATGACAAACACCAGTATCTGATGCCAGACCTGTTTCATGAAATCGCCAAACGTCGATAGGCCCTGAATCATACTCGCGAGGGCGTCGGCAAACGATGTGCGGATATTGCCGATCACCTCACGGAAGCTGTCGAGCGCATAGCCCCACGTGCTACCCCAGAAATCGGTAGTCTCTTTGGTCTTGGCCTTCATTGAGTCGAGCGCGCCATTGATCGTATCGCACGCGGCGACGCCTTCGCTGCCCATCGCCGAGAATACAGTCAGCCAATCGTTCAGGTATTCAGTGGCGGCGGCCTTGTTTGTCTCCGCCATTCCCTTTGCCTCTTCGGTGATCGTACTAGCCTCTTCCGCGATCCCGGCTTCGAGTTGTGAATGGATCGCATACCAGTTCGAGGAATACTGCTGCTCGCCATCGAGCCGGTCCTGTAGTGCGGACAGGTAGTCTTCAGTCGCCAACTGGCTATGCTGGGTTTGCCACTTCATTCGGTCGAGGTCGAGCGCGAGCGCCTGGTCGTGCGACTGTTTCTCAGCGTCATTCTCGGCCTGCACATACGCCGCGTTTTTCTCATGGATTCGATCCATGACGCCTTGACTCGACCGCGCACTCTCGACTGCTGCCTGATAAGCATTCTCGCGTTCGGCGGCGGTCATACCAAACGCATCTACAGGTTCGGGCGCTGTCGCTTTGGTGGGTTTAGATGCTTTGGTTTTGGTTGCAACGGGCTTGGGTGCTCTGGTAGTCGTTGGACGTGGCGGGCTGATGACCTTCTCAACAGCCCCGCCGTGCAACTCCTGCTCCAGTGCTGTCATCTCGGCCTGTTTCTGTTTGAGCTTGTCAGTCAGTGCTGCCGCGCGATTGGCGGCCGTAAGCACTTGTTTGTCGGACGGCATAGTCAATGCCTTGTGCCGACCCGCTAATTGCAAATCCCAACCCTTATAGGATATTGTCCCGGACCTTGACGCCTCTACAACACCAACCGCTTCTCTTATCTGAGGTTTCAATCCGGCAATATCAGCTTTGTGCTGTCGTATATCGGCTCTGATCGCGGTCTGCTGAGCCGATTTCGCCAGCCTACCGTAACGCTCGGCATATTTTGCCGCCTCGTTGTAGGCATTGGCTACCAGGCCCAACGCCCCGCGCTGCGCATCGTAGGCGGAGATCAGGCTGGGGTTCAGTTTCCATATCTCCTGCAGCACATCGTGCATTCGAGTGGACTCGACAACAGTCGCGTTCGTCTTGCCCGCGAGCTTGTTGTATTCCCCGACGAGACCCTGAGTCTGCTTCGCCTGCTCAGCCCGCGATTTCGCCGATTCGGCTGTAGCTTTCGCCTCTTTGATGGTATCGCGGGTCAGGTAACCTATGAGCTTGTACAGCCCGTAGCCTGCCGCAACTACACCTGCGATTGCCAACAGCACCGGACCGGAACATGCACCGAGCGCTGTCAAACTAATCCGCACTCCGGCGATAAGTCCTGGTAGTTTCGCCAGCACAATCAGGAGAGGGCCGATTCCCGCAACCAATAAACCTATGCTGATGATGGATTCTTTCGCGCCGGGCGAGATTTCTGATAACCCCTTCGCGAGATCTCTCATCTGGACGGACGCGGCTCGCGCGTAGGGGAGCAAGAGGCCGCCTATATCCTCCGCGACCTCATCGAGATAGTTGCGCATCTGGGCAAATTGGCCGGATAGAGTTTCGGTCGCTTTGGTTACTAGGTCGAAACTGGACGAGCCGATCTGCAAAACCTTCGCGAACTTCTCGGTTTTGCTCAATTGATCGTCGATCACGATTCCATAGCGTCCGAGCATCTGGGTTGCGCCCTGACTGGCGCGGCCAACCAGCATTGTCGCGGTAGAGAGGTCGATTTTGTATTTTGCGGCCAGGCCCATAGCCGCTTTTTCTGCTTGCTGCAGCATCCCGGTTTCCACGCCGAGGTTGTGCATATAGGCCATTTGAGATATGACTGCCTCGTCGGAGTAGACGGTTTGGGCCAACATCGCGTCGCTAAAACCCTTGAGCTTCTGCATTGTCGTTGCGCTGGCTTCGCCCGTGTGCTCAAGTGACACCTGCAATTCATGCAAAGCTTCAGCCTGCTCTGCCGCAGATTTAAATGCCACACCAAGCCCGGCGATGATAGGCGCGGAGATCGCCAGCGAATAGCTTTTGCCGATAGAGTTCAGCTCGTCGGCGTGCTTTCGCATCATGCCAGTGCCCGTCGCTAACTCGCGCTTGACGCGATCCATTCCAGCCGACACGCCGGACACATCCAGCTTCATCGAAGCCCAAATTGTACCGAGGTCTCCACCCAGACCCATCGTCATAACTCCTCTATAGGAAACTTAGCATGTTCGCAATCGCCTGTAAGCTCTCCGGTGAATTTCCTGTCGCGGGCGCGGGCGCGGGCGCGGGAGCATCGTTGTCACTCTCGCGAATAGGCATTGGCGGAGGCGTGCTTTTTTGCTGCACCTCTACCATCTCGACCTGCGGCACGGGATGCGCCGCGATGTATTTGCTCATCTCGATGAAGTGGATGATGTCAATGTCGCCGATCTCATCGAGCCGATAGCCGAATCGGTCGGCTATCTCACAATATACCGATCCCCAATCTAGTTCCTTTTTTTGGCCGTTCGCTTGGGGACCGTCGGGGCCGGGGGGCAAAGTGCTTTTATCCCCTCCTCCCAATCAGCGATCAGCCGCATCAGGCCGGGAATATCCTCGGCATCCCAATCATCCTCGATCTGATCGCGGGTGATCCCCGGACAGATTTTCGCGAGCCACGCCTCCAGCAGATCGACGAGTTTGTCCAGCAGAGCACTGGCTGACTCGGCATTACCAAACCCCAGTGCCTGTATTGCCTCGGCCTCGGCTACAAAATCAAGTGCGGCTCGGCGCGTGCGGATCGTCAATCGCGGGAGTTGGTAGTCCACCCCGCTTGCAGTTGTGAATTTTACGGATGTTGCGAGCATTTGCTCTTCGGTCGCCAAATCGAAACCTCCTCAGATGTATACCAATCCGATTCCGCCGGGGCCGTTGTCGCGCCCGGTGATGAGTTCCTGGGTGATATAGCCAGCTTCCCGAATATCAGTCCATAGCCGATGCACTTCGACTGCTGGATCGTCAGGAGTGAATAGTATGTCGTGTAGTCCAATCAATCCGCCAGGCGGAACATGCCAGCCGTATGACTCAAAGTCATGTCTGACTTGCTCGTACGAGTGATCGCCGTCGATGAACAGGAAATCAATGGTAGGCATTATTTGCGTTGCCAACACATCAATTTCCGGAGACTGGGACGGCCCATTGAGCACATTGAGCGTATGCCCGTATTTTTCTGCCCACCGTCGGCCTGCCGACTCGCGAAACTCCAAATCAATAGACACGAACTGCGCGCCTGGGTCCAATGTTTGCATGAATAGCCGAAGCGTGCCGCCTTCAGCAGAACCTATCTCCAGTACATTCCGTGGTTGGCGTTCCTGGAGAATGTCCAAAAGTGCCGCGATCTCCCACTCACGCTGTAATGTCTTCGGCTCGCACTTACACGGCAACGGGGGCCGAACGGACGCATCATAGAACCCCTTGAACATCACCGCTTACCCCCAACGAGCATGGTCCACTTCCACTCGTCAGCGAATGGGAGCCTCTCGCGCACGAACGCGGACATATCCTCGCACTGCGAGAATACATGCTCGAACTCGTTTGTCCACCAGCGGGGCGAGCGGAATATCTTGTGTGTCGCATCGGAGTGGAGCGTTATGCACTCCAACGTTCCGGGGATCAGGCACACCTTGCCGTCAGGGGCTAGTGCCCCTTTTATCCTCCGCAGCACTGGGCGGAGTAGTTCAGGGGGTAGATGCTCCAGCGTATCGAGGGAGAAGATAAAATCCCAGTTCTCTCCGAAATCAGCCGTGCGGAGATCGCCCTGAGTCAGGAATTCCTTGACGGGCGAGTGATCAATAGCGAATTGGCTGATGTCGAATCCGTAAGCATCTACACCCAACTCACGCAGGTGCTTCACGAGGTAGCCATAGCCTGCACCCAGGTCCAGCACGCGCTTCCCAGCCAAGCTGAATTTATCCACGAGTAGTTGAGCCTGCAGTTCGTGCAGTTCATTCTCGTGATAGCCCTCGTGGTAGTTTCCCGTTTCCCAGTAGGCCGCGCCATACTGGTACGATTCCGGGACCGCGCGTGCCGTGATCGAGTTGATCGCATCCATAATCTCATAACGAACCCGATCAACACTGTATTGTTGCGAGAGAACAAACGCAGTCTCCAGTAACTGGTTGGGATCGCACGGCGTAGTGACAACGTGACGCATCCAGTCCGCGACTGCATCTACATCAGGCTCGGCCCATCGAGGGTTTTCATCCTCATCAAAATACGGTTCGCCGGGATGATTATGGAACGCCGATGGAACCAACTCGAATGGGAACAATTCGGCATACTGGTCATTCAGAAAATCGAGTTGACCGCCCCAACCAGTAGCGCCCACACGACAGCCGCAAACCACGGCCTCCAGTATCGTACGGCCAAAACCTTCACCTCGATGCGGACTCACATATGCGCCCCTGTCGAATGCCGCCGATCTATACAGGTCAGCCAATTCATCAGGCGTCATGTGCCCGGTAGCGTGTGTGATTTTGTCGCACAGCGGGTGATCGCGCACAAGCGCGCGCGTTCCGTCGGCTTGGCCGTAACCTCCGTCTTTCAATACCAGTTCGACGTTATCTGACGGACCGAATGCTCGGCCAAACGCATGCAGTAGAACATCAATGCCCTTGCGGGGTTGGCTCGCCCCAACCCACAGGAATCGAAACGGACCTTGCCGCTCAGATCGCGGACCGACGCGGAATGTTTCAGTGTCCACAGCGCTGAGATTGCAGTGTATCAGTCGCTCTTTAGGGATGCCACTGGTTTCCAGCGCGTTGGCTATATGCCGAGATGAGCACAGGTTGTAGTCAACATCCAAGTCGCGCACGAAGCGCCTGGATACTCGGTCATTCTCGACATGAAATGTCCCGAATTTTATTCGTTTCAGGTCAATCTGGCATGGCGACGCGAGGTCTAACGGCGGGTAATCATGGCGGGCCATCGGTTGGCGGATCGTGGTATAGCCCCATCCGCGCAGAGCCTCTACTATATCGCGCTCAATGCTCGACAGCGCACCCGACACCGGAATACTGCGCACGGTCGCAATACTGTCGGGCGAATGTTTGCGTTTCATGTAATCGAGATCGACATCCCACCGGGCATGAAAATCTTTGCCGCGCACTTCCCTGGTTGTGACTCCATCGCTGTGCGGCATCACGATCTTAACCATTCGGAGTCCCATTCCAGCCAATGTAACACGATGGGAGAATTCGGAGTCCTCATGCCATACCATCGACTCGTCAATGCTCCCCATCTGATCGAGGAGATCACTTTTGAATATCTGGCACAAGCCACGGAGGTAGTCGCATTCCACAACATCGCGTGTCCACTGGGGCCGGTAGAACAAATCATATTTATCCGTGGACATAAAACTGCCGTCCACGCCGACCATTCCAACAGCGGGATCACTCAGCGCATTGAGTAACGCCCAATCCCAGCCAGGTATAACCGCCAGGTCATTGTCAAGCAGCGCGATGGCCGCGCCATGACAGTAACTCAGACCGATATTTCGACCGCCAGCTACACCGAGGTTGATCTCGTTGCGAACATAACGCACATCAGGGTAACGGGCGACCACATTGAGCGTATCATCCGTCGAACCGTTATCAACGAATATCACCTCGTAATTGCAGGTTGTGTGCTCTTGGATGCTAGCGAGGCAACGGTTGGTGTACGATGATTGGTTATGACCGATTACTACTATGCTCAGTAACCCGCCGTTCCATTGGTTTTTCGTCTCGGCATGCATCGAGGTAGGCGCGAATGCCCCAGTTTCAGCAAACCCGTTGGCGAGCTTGTCGGATGCGCTGTCTATCACTTGAGCTACTTTGCGCGCGAATCCCCTGACTGGCTCGGCGCTTTTGTCGTCCAATGCCGTGTCGATGCAATGCTCGCGGAGGCCGCGAACTGCGACGACAAATGCCTTGACCGGCTCAACATCTTTCAGCGAAACCTGTACTCGAGTCGTGACCTTAGTCATTCGCCACCAGCCTCTCTATCATCGTGCGGGCGACAGGCGCAAACCCGAACTTACTGATAATCGTCTTTCGTGCCGCCGTTCCCCTAGATGTCCGCCACTCAGCGTCATCGTAGGCGCGACGCATCTTCGCCGCCAGGTCGTTGATGTCAGCCAGTTGCCAGGTCGTAGATGACCTGTCGGGATCGGTCGAATCATCAGCCGAGACCGGAGTGCACTTTACCAACGAGCCGTTCTCGTCGCCCACATATTCCGGGAACGCCGTCGCATCAGTCACGATGGCGGGTAACCCGCAGGCCATAGCCTCAGCGCACGGGAGACAGAACCCTTCACCGCGACTCGGTAGCACGAATACATCGGCGTTTTGATAGAGCGGCGGCATAAAATCGTATGGCACATATTCCGGTTCGAGTATCTCGACACGCGGTTTGCCGGGACGCTGAAAATGGTCGATGATTGACTGCCCCTGCAACCGATATTGCTCTGACCGATAGTTTGTGAGCACCCTGAGCGTTACCGGATCGTCGGCGCTGAATGCCCGCTCGTAGGCCGCGAACAATTCCGGCCAGCCCTTGCGCAGTCCCCACCGAAACACTGATAGGAACGTAAATCGGCCATTGAGTCTTACCTCGGCGGGTTTGAATCGCTCGGTATCTATCGCGTGCGGAACCACATAGATCGGCACGGTGACTCCACTATCCCGGAGTACTCGCAGGTTGTGATGTGAGGGTATCCATACCTCATCGACAACATTACAACCCTCTACCCATTTGGAAGCCATACGCTCGGTTTCCCAGGCCGTGTAGCCAATCACCCTGCGCTCACCGGTGACCCACTCGTCATATCGGATTGATGGCGCATGAACAACCAGCGGTACGGTTTCGCTCGTCATTCTGTGACATAACGGTGCGATAATCTCTTTGAGCGCGTGGGGAAATTTGAGCGCATAGTTGGTTTCACGGCGGATACAAACAATTTTGCCTCCACTAGCCTCTATGACGACCTCGGCAAACCCTGTTGCGCTCACACGCGGTTTGACTCCCGCCGATACCAGAGCCAAAATCGCGTTCCGCGCGGCTTCTGCATAGCCGGTGCCGGCCCATACTGCTCCGTGATATTCGACATCAACCTGTGCGTTTTCCGTGTTTACACTCTCCTCTCAAAAAAGCGGGCTGGGGACTCATCGGCCCCAGCCCGGTATGCGGATGGTGGGCATGGAACATTAGTTGACAGACTGGTAGCCCGGCAATTCTATCGTATAGACAGTGTCATTAGCATCACGATAGATTTCCGCCTCGAAATTCGGGATAACGAAATCCCTCAGCGGCCACGGAATCGTAAATGCGGTGGGCACAACCCGTTTCAGAGTGAGTATTCCATCAGACCCATCAGAGGGCGATTTTATAACAACCTCGAATGGGGATGGGATATCAGTGGACAACACTGTAAGCGTCGTTTTGTTGGCAGCATAGGTCGTCGTGCCACCAAGGATTGTTTTCAGCCCCTGAGCCTGCAATCGCAACCATGATGCTCGCAGGGTACCTTCAGCCTCCGCCAACGCCTCAGCGACCGCCCAGATATGGCTAGCGCCGCGTGCCTTTTTCCATGTGCCACGAACCTCAATCGAACATTCTTGGAGATAGCCGAGTTCAATGCCATTGACAGTCAGCATGGCCTCGGCAAAGACGATATTGTTAGTTGTGGACATAATATCCCCCTTGTGGTCTCCACTACCGAGCCGCGATCAGTCGATACCGATACAGCCCGAAGTGGAGTTTGAGTATTGAGTCGTAGAGATCGGGTTGCTCAGCAACCCGAACAATGTCAAAGCAGAGTCCGCTGTCGAGGACGATCTTCTGGTTATGCAATAACCCATCGACCACGGTGTGTATTTGAGGCACAACGAGCGCTGAGGTCGTTTGCGCCCAAATCTCGAGGTCGAAGTCTTCGGAATCGACTGTGATCTCCCGAAACCGCCCATCAGCCGAGCCGGAGGCCTCCCGGAACGTAATGGCCGGATACGTCCACCCCTGCTCGGCGATTTTCTCGTTCAGTGTTGCGTTGAATATTGAGGGCGCGCCATTCTCATCAGTCCCCAACAGAGCGATAAGGTTGTTGCTGTTGGTAAGCGTGGAATATAGCGCGGCCTTCGTCACGGCGCTCATCTGGTGATCTCCTGGAGTTTCGATCTGATCATGTCGCGGTTGGCCTCGATAGCGGGCCATATCCATGCCCATTTGCCATCGCGGGCGAGTTCGAGAAATATGTCGTAGGCCACGCCCGCGCTGAGCACGGCAGTAATAACCTTCGGAGTGGCCTCAGAGATGAAGCCGCGAGTAGAAACGTCGGTGTGGCCTGTTTGCGGAGTCCACGGATGGTGAGTTTTAGCGTAGCCCTCAAGAAGTGCCGCTATCTCCTCCATCGCCTGACGAGCTTTCGCGTAGATGCCGTGCCTATACCAACGGTCGAGATTGCGCTCGACTTCAGCCAGGCCCTTGAGCGGCATCAGCGTATCGCCTCTACGTCGGCCTGGACTGACCGGCTGTACGGCCGCACGGTCTGCACCGTATAGCTGACATTGCCTATCAGCGCCCGATCCCCCACGCGAACATCAGTCAGCGCGGAAAATACGAGCACGATTTGCTCTTGCACAGCATTGCCCGGCACGCCATTGATGAGTAAGGGTTTTGTACGGCGCAATGTCCGTCCAGCGAATGGAGAGCCTTCTATCTCGACCTCTGTTTTCGTGTAGCCGCCCGCGCCATCGCTGATACGAACGGACCGGTAGAGCGAGATAGAGGCGGTATTGACCCGGTTTGTGTCGAGCGGTTCGGCTGGACACTGAACTACGCGATCCCACTGATAGCAATATGGCTGGCCTACGGGATAGGGAGCGGGCGGACCGGCGACGACCCGATACCACTCGCCCGGCGTGGCGTCGATGAAGTCGTATCGCCAAACACCGCCGATTTTGATGTATGGAATGTTGGCCTGGAACATTGTCCACTGGTGAGTGGTCGGATTGAGATATTGCCCATCGCGCACGCGGCAAATTGGGCCAACCACTGCCGCCACGTCAACCACATCGCCGGGCGGGTTTTGCCGTATCGCCACGTATTCGAGGATCATGACCGATAGCTCCTTTGAATAGTGGCGCTTCGTGAAGGTAGTTTGCGCGCGCCCACTATCGCCAATGTCGGCGTCGTGGACACCGGTTGTCGCGCGGCGAGAGCGTCTTTTGATGCGGCAACGCCCGTGTCAAACTCCCGATGGAGCCGGTCGGCCTCATCGCGGAGCTGCTTCTGGGTCCGGCCTCGGTCCTCAGTTGTGTCGCCCTCGGTATATGCGTAGTAGCGAGCACCCTCACCAGCCAACACCTCGCAGCACTGAGCACGCACGTGCAGGATAATGAGAGGCTCGTCTATGAGATCGTAAGTGCTCGATTCGTCATCATCAGCGGGCACGGTATGGCAAGTCCGATACTCCAGCGTCGCCGTGTCCGCCGATGTCGGGGTCGGGGTTATGGTCATCACGCCAGCGAAGAGTTTGGATACGGCATACTCGGTGTCGTCGCTGCCCACGAGGGACACTATCTCGCGCAGGTCGTCCGGCGCGGCGTAGTGCTCCTCGTCGGCGGTCAACGACAGATCAGCAGACACTTCGAGCGGTATAACTTGGGAGTAGGCGCGGATCGCTTTGCCTACATAGCGGTCAAGCTCGTCGTTGGTGAATATATATGCGAGCGCGTTCTCGTCACGTATCTCACGTCGAACGATACCGCGCAGTGTCTCCAGATCAGATGCAGCCATATCTATCCGCCCCTGTAATAAGCAAAAGGGCCGTTGTTACACGGCCCTTGTTGAGTCAGTTAGTTATATGCGGACTACGTGCCGCAGGTATCAGCGGCTACGATCCAGCCAGGATGATAGAGTCGAGGGAATGCGTGGATGCCAGCGCCGATAAACGTCGCCCACGGGTCCTCTTCCTCCTTAACCCAAGCGTACAGGCCGGTTTCCCAGTTGTTGGCCTTCGCCGGTCCAGATGCCATATCTCCCAGGACCTCGCCGTCAGACTGGCGCGGGTTCGGCATCAGCACAACCGTATCGGCATCCAGGAACCGAGTATCGGTTCCGCTGCCATCCTGATAGGTTGTGTCGTATCGCTCGATCCGTAGGCCGACCAGTTGACCGATCAGATTTAGCACTGTGTTCAGGCTGAGCAGACTCGTGATTCCGCTGGTCCCTGCGAGCAGCGCCCTGATTTTCTCGTTGTTGACGAGATACTTCGCAATGTTTGATCCGACATACATCCGATCAGGCGCTCTGCCAGTATCAGCACGGATCAATTCGACCCAATCCGTTATGTCGGATAGCGGGTCGGAATCGTCGAGGTCATCCCAGCGATCAGTGCCCGTCAGCGTAATTACATGGGTTCCCGGAATGCCGAAGTCCACACTGAAGATGACTTTGCCATCATCGTAACTGATACTGCCCGTGGAGAGTGCCTGCCAACGCATCCACTCAACACGACCGTTGACGCGCGCCGTCATTCGCTGCAGTGCGGTAGCCAACGAGCGCTCGGCCACGGCGCGGCGCGTCTCGGCCAAACCTTCAAGCACCACATCGGCCTGCCCCGGTTCGCGCAGGGCCATGAGCTCATCCTCATCAAACCTTTCTTTGATGCGTATATCAGCCAGTTCGGAGAACCCTCTCTCCATCCCGGCCTTGTCAGCCAGCGGGGATTCGGCGTTGATCGCCACGAATCCCGCGAGCTTGGCGTCTTTGTTGATAATATCCCACATCGTGTTGAGTCCCGGAACGCCGACTATCGGCAGAATATCCTGGCCGACAAACGCCTCGACCGGGAACTCTCTGACGGTACGGGTGAGAAACTTTTGTGTCATGAACGCAGGAAGCATAGAATTTTCCTCCAAAAAAAGCGCCCCCCTAAATGGAAGGCGCTTGTCGTTGTTGAGTTGTCGATACGATCTTACGTGCCGACGTCGAACTGCACGTCGCAGATGCGGGAGCGCAGGGCATCACGTATCGCCGTCGATGCCTCGGAGCCGTCCTCCAGGATAATCTTGTCACCCTTGACGAGTCCCTCCAGGAGAACCGCGACTATGGGGTCGATGTCGGAAATTTCGTTCTCGTCAACCTCCACATAATCATGGAGCACGAGAACGTTGTTTGTCGCCGTTTCCCGACCGTCATTGGTGGTGCTGTCATACGGTCCCCATAGGTCCGTAGCCGATGGTTTCGCGAGGATTGTCCCCGGCTGAATGACGACATCTCCGTCATCTGTGACCGCGAACAGATCGGGGTCGAGAGTCACCGATCCGAGCCTGCCGGGTGCACCGGCCAGGTACTCTTCACGGCCGGTGTATGTCTCAGAAGTTTGCTTGGGCATTTTATATTACCGTCCTTTCGGTGTGATGCGAATGTGATGGTTAGATCACGCCGGTGCGCGATAGAAACGCCTTGACCCGCTCATCCTGATCGGCGCGCGGCAGGTTGTCGAAATCCCCTGCCAGCGCGGTAGGCGCGGCGTTGGGGTCCGGCGCTGTAGTCTGGCGACCGCCAGTGCCAAGGCGCTGAGTAGCGAGCTTGTCGAACTCTTCCTTGAACGCCTTAACGTCCTCGATGCTCGAAGCCGCGAGCGTTCGAGTCCAGCGCTCCTTATCGAAGTTCTCGCCCTGCCCCCGCACACCGGCGGAGAGCGTCTGCTCAATCAGATCGTTGCGGTAGGCATCACCGAGCTTCGCCTTCTCCGCGAGTTGCTCGAGTTCGTCAATAGAGTTGATACCGAGTTCGCGGTACCCCGCGAGCGCCACATCCGCAGCACTGGCGGTGACCTCACGGCACGCATCGGCGATCTGCGACAGCGCCATTTCGATGGGCGCATCGTCGGCCAACTGGACACTGATAGCATCCAGTTTTCCACCGAACAGCTTACGCATATCGTCGGTCAATGCGCTTCTTAGTCGCGCAACGAGTTCTCTTCCGTTCATGTGTTTTTCCTCCAAAACCGCCGGTTTATCCGGCGCGATTATCTGACGGTTATCCGCCAGAGAGAGCCTGAATGTATCCTCCAGAAACCGAATATCGGCCCTGGACAGCCGCCCCTCGGCGGCATAGCGAAGCGCCTTGTTGATGACAGCGCCAGGGTCGGCGCCGTCGAATACGATACTGTGCTCGAACATCCGTGCATTCTCAACCCATGCGAATGCTCGACCATCCCCGTAGTCAATGCCGGGGACGTGCGGGCAATCATCATCCCAAATATCCTTGCCGCATATTCCACACCGATACCAGCAATCGGGACCGCCGAAGCTGATGCTTATGTCCGTGGCTATTCCGCCCCGGACCGCTCGCGCTACCTCATCGGTATTATTGCCGTCCACGGAGTGCCCGCGCAGCAGATAGTCGCGGACCACGACGCGCTTGAGACTATCGACCTCCTCGATCCGGGCGTCGAACGACTTGCCTATCGGAAGTCTGCCGAGATCATGTCCGGTCATCAGCGGGTTGCCCGCAAGTGCGTCCTCAACGTAATTCGCCAGACTGGAATCAGCCATTCGCAGGAAATACGAGTTGAGCGCGTCCGTGCTCACCGTCGATTCGAGCACGTAGACCTGATCGACGGACAGCGGCTCCGGCGAGCGAGCATTTATGAGCGCCAGGTCCTGCTCTGATGCCGCCCGGATTCCGCCCGACCGCGCGGGAGCCTGTCCTATATTCATCTCACCATCGGCGAGCTTTATCATGTTGCACTCCTGGTTTTCGCGGGGACCTGCTTCGCCCCGCAATGGCGACAGCGCACGACGGCGTGGCCGACCGTATAGATTATCCGCCGCCCGCATTTTTCGCAGAGCATTGTGGATTGCTTCATTCCGCTACCCCATCACTCACCGCGCCCGGTTGCGGCTCTTTCGTAACAAACTGCTGATCTTGATGCCGCTCCAAAATTGTTACCGTGAAGCACATCCCATGAGGGTGATCGACCGGGACATTTTCCGGCAGGTAGTTGCCCGGCCCCAATCCGTCAATGTCCTGGGAGGCCCACTCATCACAAATATCCGGTTCGGGGTGACTGGCGCTCAATCTAAATCCCAGTGCGTGGACGAACGGCTTCAGTTCCCCGCTCTCGGTAGTCACCGCCTGGACATGGCCCTCGCGGTATGCGTGGGCTATCTCCGTGCGAGCCAGCCGCATCGAGTTGCCACGGGCGTTCTGCTGACCGGCCTCCGTCAGATAACCCCGAATGTCACGCGCAAGGTCACGCGCCGATGTTCCGTCAGCGACTGCGCCAATGACTCGATCTTCAATAGCGCGGCGTGTTTCGGAGTCCAACCGCCATAACCTATCAGAGAGAGTCAGCCCGTCCGAGAATACGCGCTGATATATGGCATTGACAGCGTGCTCGGACACGAGGCCAAAGCCAACCTGGACACGACCAACGCCGCCAACATTGACCTCACGGATCATTTCCGGCGCGAGTCCGCGCGTCATCTCCTCCAGATCGCGGCCTGAGAATAGCCGACCGGCAAGCGTGGCCTCTCTATCAGCGTTAATCTGAGCCGAGCCGAGCAGGTGAACGCCCATCAGATCGGAGTGAGCATCACGCAGGGTGTCCAGCGTTTTGCCGAGTTCGCCAACCAGCCCCGACAGGTAGTGTTCTTGGAGCTTTCCCGTGCCCGCAACGCGCTTGAGTTTGGCCGACGCCTCCAATGCCGCACGATTGAGTATCGCGTCGATACGTTGCACGCTGTCAGCCGTCCATCTGAGTTGCCGCCGCCGGTGTGCTCTGACGATCCGTTCAAACTCAGTCATGGTTCCTCAACAAAAAAGGATTCTGAATGTGATATAATACCATCGGCCAGTCGGATGCAGCTCAAACGGTAGAGCGCTCCAAAATACGCGTGGAGTGGTGATCTGTTCGAATCAGACCATCTGACTAAAAGTGAGTCAATGGGTCTTGCCAGCTCATTTGGCTCATTCGCCCCTGACATGGGGCGAGGGTTGGCAATCCCTCAAGAGGAATCTGCATATAGCAGATTCCTCTTTGCTTTACCTAATATTCCGCTATGCCGGTGTCAACATCCAACCATGCCCCGACTTCTCGACGCAACCGGACAGTCTCTGGGTCAACGGCAGTAGTGATGCCCTCTCCCGCCGATAACATCATCGCCGCGCCGCCGCCTAACAACATCGACGGATCGGGAGCCTGTGAGCCTTCGGGCGGAGCACTACCCGTGATCTCGATAGAACTCTCCTCCCACGACTGCCAACCAGCGGCCCACTTGCGGATAGCGTTCTCAATCTCCGCGTGCTCGGCTTGAGCATCCGACAGCCTGTCGGTAGTGCGAATCGGCTTGAACCAACACTCTACACTCGCGGATACACCACGAACTTCCAGGGTAAGCCGAAGCATCTGGGAGAGAATGAACTCAATAGGCTCTTGCAGCGAGCGAAGGCCGTTGACAAATATCTGCCACTGAACAGTTCCATGGGTTTCCGTCGTGCCCTCATTGCTCCCCATCAAGATCGGGAGTTGCTTCAACGATTTGATGAGCCGATGCTCAATGACCTTCGTGAGTTGCCCAACGTCGAACAATCTCCCCGGCTGTCCACTGGCTGCATTGATTTTGACCGAATCGAAGTGCACAAACGAGTCATCCGGCTGAAGATCGTTGTAGGCATTGCTTACATCCTCCAGCCGGTCATCCAGCCAGTCGCGAAGGCGCTGCGGATCATTCTTTATTGTGGCGGGCGCGGCATTGACGAGAACCTCTTCGAGAACCTCTATGTCGATGCGCGGCCAGCCCTGGTTGTGCACGACGCGCCGCAGGTCAGTAATGACCGCAACATCAAACCACACTTCTTGTAGCGCAGGCGCGGCGGGCGGGCGGCCGTACGGATCGTCTACCCACGGGTCGATAGGGATATACCAAAACTTGGATGTGTTAAGTGCCTCGGCCATTCCACTGCCTGGCGGCTGGTGCATCGGCACGAGTTTGCCTGCCTCGTCACGACTGAATTTGATCGTATAGGGATCGACGACATAAAAATCATCAATGTCATCGAGCGCCTCGGCGAGCGCCACCTCTCCGGCGACAGCGCCCTGCAGAAATCCCGTCATCAGCCATTGGCATATCAGTTGCCTGATGCCGCCCTGTGCATTATTGATTCGCCCAACGATCTCGTCGAGAATCACTTTGCTCCGCTCGTCATCATTACCACTGGCGTCCTTTGCCGTGTAGTCGAACCCGGAAGACCCCAAGCGCAGGATATTCCACACCGCCAATCCAACATCAGCGGATAGGTCTGGTAGTAGAGCGAGCAGTTGAGCCGCGGTGAGCGACGAGTTTTCGAGTTTCGATATGTCGTAGCTCTCGTATTGCCGCCGAGGAATGTAGTTGTAGGGCAACATGCCGAAGAAGCTCGACCATCGCGGGCGCGTCTGTCGGCCCGGTCGAATGCTGCGCCGCGTATTGACCTCCGGCTCCCCGATTTGACGTTTACGTTTGGACATCGCCTGCGCCTCCGCGTGCCTTGAGTTGAGTACGCGATTCAATTTCAGCTTCAACCTCTGTGTAGGTAAGGTCCTTTACCGCAACGAGAGCAGCATCGGTAAATGCTTTTACCTCGGCTGTGACCTGACTGAGAGTCATTGTTTCATAGACTGCAACGTCGGCATTGAGAGATTCTATCTGCCTACACAGTAATTCGTCACGCACACCGAGGTCTTCGATTTGGCGTTGGATATGACGCCGAGCAGCGAGCAGCAAGGTAAGATCGTAGATACATTCACTAAGTTCTGTTTTATCGGTTGTTATGCTAGGCATATTTCCTACCGTGTCCTCACTGTGAAGATTTTCGTCGGGGCGATCCGCGTAGGCTCGCGCGGACCATCCAAGTAACTCACGAGATAGCGTGTCGCGTCCATCGCGTGATCCATCTGTTTGACCGGCGCGTCTTTGCCGGGTCGCCACATGTAACTCTCGAACTCGCAAATTGTGCGTTCGCACGACGGGTCTACTGTCAGCCTCGGTAATCCGTCGGGCCGAACCTGGAGCCGGTCCTGCACGCGCCGGATTCCGTCAAACACAGCGTTATCTAGCTCCGTTGTAACATCGAGTCCGGCGGATACTAGATCAGCCACAAGCCCGGCGGCTGACGGGTCGGCGGTCATTTGTCCGATGCGGTCGCGCTCGACACGGCGTTTCGCTTCCTCGACCATCACGCTCGGCAGGATATGGGTCTCGTAGAACTCGCGGAATATATGGAGCCGACCATCCGGGTCTTCGCCGACACTGAGCAGAACGGCGGGGTTCGTGTAGCCCTCGTCTATCGCGCCAAACACTCTAACCCACGGCCCGTGCCGCTCGCGAACGTGAACCGCCCGGTCCCACTGATCGTAGACCAGACCCTCGAAACCAACCCATTTTCCGTCGCGATAGCGTGCGCCGTGTGTGCCGGTCAATGAGTTCAGCCAGCCTATATAGTCCGGCGGGAGAAACCAATTGTCTGTACTGCACGTCTGGATCGCCCGACAACCCTCGGCTGGTTTCGTATTGCCTACAAGCCCGAATCGTTGCGCGAGGTGATGAGAAGGCGGGCCAGGGTTACATGCCCCGAACAACTGGCGCACTGGATCAAGTTTGTTACGACAGCGCCCACGCAGGGCGATCCAATCATCCTCGGAAAGCTCGACGGCCTCGTCTATGGCACATGCGCCTAAATTGGTTGAGCCGATCTTCCCGATACTGTCGATGCCGAAATAATAGATCGTCGCACCAGTGCGCTTGAGCGTGATCGTGCAGTCAGATTTATTCTGTACATATTCGCCAAGCGGGATAACCGGCGGCTCGCCGCCATCGCCACGAAGCAATGTGACCAGCGTTGTTGATTTCAGCGATTTGAGCGTCTTGCGGCACAACCCGACAATGTTGTTTTGAAATGCGCAGTGCCATAAAAGCTTCTCGCACAGCGCCCGTGTCTTGCCTGCCCCGAACGCCCCTGAATACAGAACCTCCGACTCATTCGCCTGGAGAAATTCCAACTGTTTCGGTAGTAGTTCTCGCGTTATCGTCGGCATTGGTTACTATCTCCGGGGGCGTGGCAGCAACGAACTGGACGATCAAAGCGCCGACAACAGCGCTTGGCTCGTCACTGACGCCCAACAAAGCCGCTTTCTGTTTTACACAACTCACAACAGCCGGAATATCCTCTTGTGTGAATGCGATCTGCTCGGCCTCATTGAGTTCAGCCACGAGATCAGCACGATGCTTCTCCGCACTCTCTTGGGTAGCCGCAAGCCATTTCTGTTGGATTGTCTTGAGGTCCTTCTCGATAGTGATGTGCGTCCACGGATTGCCGGTGTTAGGATTCACACATGGCGGGTTAAATTCGGAAAGCGCTTTAGCTATGGCCCTGGTGGACATGCGCCGTGCTCGAAATCGCGCTACAAGCTCGCGTCTCCATGCTATTGAGTCTTTTTCGGCTGCGGTAATCGTCATAGTGGTAACATCTATCTGACAACTGTTGTGATGGTGGAGCCGCTCTCCAGAACGACTCCCTCCGTCACAAACGTCTCATAGCTCTGCCCGATGCACACCCGGCGCGGCGTCCGCGTCCTCACGCCCGGCAAGCATTTATCAGGCCATTTGCGCCCGAACCGATCAATAATTACGGGCTGCCCGCAAACGTAGAACGTCCGCCCCGCGAAGGCCGGATTGCACACCACGATCCGGCACTCGGCTCGCGCTGGCTGTATGCCCGGCCCGGAGGCCGCGGCGATGAGAACGATCAGAGCACCCACAGAGTAGCCTCGTCGATGGCCGCCTGCATAAGTGATGCTCCAATCACACTAGGGTGCACGCCATCTACGGTAGTTGGATCGCCAGATTCAGGATTCCAAACTGTCGCGTCACCAACCAGAGTTTCACTCTCAACCTTTGCGGCTATATCGATCACGCCCGCCAAATACGGCTTTGCTGTTGCGTCACGCAACCAGGCGTTAAACGGCATTCTAATTGCTGCTTCGTTCGCTGTTTTTTGCGTCTGATTGGCGACGGTAGTCCATCCGTCAGTAGTAGTGGTATACGGCGGGATCGTGCACCAGAATACTCGTGCACCCGATGATCCCAATAGGCGCGCCATTGCCTGTACGCGCAATTGCAATTTTGCAACGCTATCAACAATGTCGTTGCGCCCAAAATTGCAGATGACATGAGTGTAGCCGGAGACATAAGGCCAGCGTCCAGGATAAGCCTGCTCATTATATGCTGCTTGCCAGTACTTACTACCGTCCGACGGCGAAAACAACTTTGCAATCGGAAGAGTGTCACTACTCCATACCCCTGTGATACAACCAGCGTCTTCTTGCTGGGACCACATTGTTAGGATCGAATCACCCACGACTGCCAAGCAACGTCTATGCCCGCGTGGAAATCGGCCTAACAGCATACGCGGCGCATAGTAACTATCCATATAGCCGTCCGCGTCGGCTGCATTTTTGGTAACGGGATTAATCATTGCAGAGTAAGTTGGCGGCGTCGCCGGGTTTGCGTAGCATCCTGGGAATATAGCGTCATGGGCAGGGTCTACCTGATTGCCCGCCGCACAAGCATCATAAGTCGATAATCCGCGATCTCCGGCATCCTCCGCGTGAGCGAGTCCTGGAATAACATGACCTATTGTGCTGACGCTCACATAATATACAACCCACGCAACCATACCAGGCTCTAAGTCTATCGGAATAACATCCGACAACACTTGTCCACCACCAGCGATAGTGATCTCTCGCGCACCATTGGCGAAATAAATCGGAGTGCGCCCCTCTGCTGTATAGCCAAACCCTACTGACTTTCCTGTCCATGCTGAATGCTCGAAATGCGCTTTGACTGTGATCGCGTTGGTGTTGGGTTTGCCGTAGCGACCTTCGTTCGTAAACAGCACGCGAATATCACGAGCGCCATACGGAATAGGAAACCGGATGCGGCCACTATAACCAAGATTGCCCTCAGTGGCGGTAAATATAGTATTCGTGCCTTCCATGTCGGGCACGAACGACCGCGATGAAACCGAGACTCCATGTGCGGGAATTTGATAGCCGAGTGCCGAGGTGTCGATGACGACCCCGTCTGGCAATGCGCCCGCAGTAATGTTTTCCAGCGCCCCGCGGTATGGTCGAACCGTTTGCAAGATGCCACTCGTCAGATATTTCGCCACCGCCGCGTCCACGGCGGCTTGGGCGGTTTCGTATTCCAGGCCGGGGCCGACGCGGAGGACGTTGGAAGGGGCAGTATACGGCCCTCCTACTATTCCGCCGGTCACCGTCCCCGTGATTGTGAGGTTGGAGACAGTGCCACCAGCGGACATATCGAGATCACCATTCAGGGTGATTCCGGGCGCGACGCCATAGATAGCTACGCCGGATTTTGTGACGAGGTCTTCCGTGTAGCCGCCGGTTTTGGGGTGCACGATCACCACGTCGCCGGACGCCGCAGCCGTGTTGCCGGCGCTGATAGTCTCATACTCCAGCCCAGGGCCTACCCTCAGCATTCCGTCGGGCACTATCGCGGTAGGCGTGACGTTAGCCAATATCTGCTCTATGGTCAGGCCGCTCGTGCCAGCCAATGTGTTAAATACCTGTTCGGCTGATTTCATTTCATAACCCTCACGTATCCCGTCCGCGCCCGGCCCCTGCGCCTGCGCTCATCCCAGTAGATACGGCGGATCATTGCCTCCGGATCGAGCATCTCGCGGGCGAGTCGGCGCAGTTGTTGGATTTTGTCTTGTCTGCTCATTATCGTGTCACGAATCTGTAAACCGTGTCGTTGTACATAAAGTGGCCCCGACGACTCGTGCCCGCCGGGGCCTATCAAAAAAGGAGAAAAAGGTGAAACGTAAAAAAAGAGAACGACCGTGTGATCGCTCTCTTTCCCTAATTACATGATACTACCCCTTGTCAAGTCCCCCCTTGCTGCACGTGCACACCGGCGGCGTATCGCCGTCGAAATCATGGAGTTGGGGAACGGGCCGAATGACGTATTTTACTCGCTTCCTGGCCCTGATTCGTTCGTCAAGTAAGCGTTTGACAGTCACATCGACAAGCTCATCCAGCGCGTCCTTTATGCGGCGGTTATTCCAGCGCATCACAAAACATATATCGCCGAAATTCATACCGTCCAGACAATAGAGTCGAAAAACAACCCTGGCGTCCTCGGAGCAAAAACGGGCCGACCAAGCGATGTCGGCCTTGACTTCCGCCCAGTAAAGATTCCGCTCGCGCTTATCCCGATCAAACGTGTCGCGATAGTTATGTAGCCAGTAGACGATAGCGCTCCGTCGATAACCTATTGCCAACCGCGTCCCTCCGTGGTAGAATCAAAGCGACCAAGCTGTTGATACACCACGGTTCGCGGACGCTATTTTGTTTTGGTTGGCTCACAGGTATGGCCGTCGATTGTTAGATGCGCCATCCCGCAGGCTGGGCACTGTTGCGCTTTGCCACGCTCATGACCCATCCCCGTCATAGTTTTTGGTGACCCGCATGAATCCGCCACCCCTACGATTGCCCCGGATGTCGGCGTGGAGTGCCGCCTGCGACAAGGTAGTTCTTATCTCGTCTTGCACCTCTTGGATCGTTGGGTTTTTGGCTTGGGTCCATCTCCACACTGATTTAACCAGTTCGCGGTCCTTGCGGCTCAGTGGGACTGGATGTCCGATGCGATCCATCTCGGCTTTCAACAGCGCATCAAAGACTTGTCGGGTCATTTTAGCCCTCATACCTCGGCAATAGTGCCGGCACGTCGTTGATTTTCAGGTTGAGGAGTTTTGGCCCGATCTCCTCGGACACGGTCCTACCGGTAGGAAGCACTCGGTGGGCCAAAAACTCATCTGCGGCGGTTGTGATCCCCGCTTCGACTGCCTCCAACTTGGCCTTGATGACAAGCGCCAAGGCTCTCCAAGATTGCCGACAAGCCTGCTCCCACTCGCGTTGAGCCTGATCGGGCGTCCGCTCTAATCCTCTTCCGGGAGTTTGCCAGAAGCGTTTCTCTCCGGGGTCCGGCAAAGGCAAGATCAACCGATACCGTTTGCCTTCAAACTCGAACTCGATATAAGCGTAATTCCCTTTGCGCCCATAGGCGAAGCCATCTGTCGGGGAGCCGTAACGCATCAATGTGCGCTCGATCTCCATTCGCGAGGTATCTGTTGAAACGTTCGTGCTTTCCGCGTATCTAGCCACTAATAACCTCCACGTCATATAATCCGAGATTCCCCCGGACCGGAAGCGGCTCGGCAATAGGTCGTATGTCGTCGAGCATCCATGCCCATGCACCGGGATACCATTCGCACTGGGCGCGGTCCTCGTCGGAAATCTGCATCAACCGGCATTCATAGAGCCTCACTATCGCAAGCGCGACACCCGTGGGGCCTTGTCCGGTCGGTTTTTTTGACGACACAATAAGCAGATCGCCGCGATAATTGGTCGGCCAGGTTCTTGTTTCGATGGTCTTCTCCCCCGATGCGATCAGGCTCGCCCAGGGTTGTTTTACTGAGATGGCTTTCACAACCCCGCCGCCTTCCTCAAATCCGCCTTGAGCGTGTATCTCAGCCCAAACTCCTCGCATAATGCGCTCGCTTTCGCCGCGAACTCCCGCCAGTCGATAGACTCCACGCAACGCTTCCAATCCTCGTCGGGCCAATTCCATGTATTGAGATGGTTGGCCTTGCCGATGGCGACGCGGGGGCGAATTCCCTCATTCGTCAGAAACCTAAGAGCGTAATAGACAAACTCCGGGTCGATTACCGGCTCGAACGACACCCACATTGGGATGCTCCGATACCGTGCTTCCTGGAGGTTTTCGACCCGTCTATAGGGGGAGCAGCCAGGCTCCCAAAGCCAAGCATATATGCCATTTGTCGTCAGCGTCACGCCGACCTCATCATCCGGCGTCAACAGGTCCAGGACTGATGGCGGTATCATCCGCTTGGTGAGCAGCCGCACGTGGTTCCCGCTCGCCTTGATGATCTCCACGGCGGGCAACAGAAGCGGCCCTACGGGATCGCAGGTGAACGATAGGAAAATCGTTCGCCCTTGTCCCTTAATCTTCGCGCAGTCGTGCTCCAGCCGCTCCAGTGCGTTCGGGGCTGGGGTGACATCGCGGTGGAAATCCTCGCGTTTCATGCGCAGTGTTTGTGGGACATAACAGTAAAGACAGCCACCAGAACAACCGCGATATAGGTTGCCCGCGAGATCGCCATATTCGAGTGCCGCCCCTTTTGGGGTATAGATAATCGGTCTAAATTTGCTCAACTTACGTCCTCCTCGAATTCAAACATGGTCTTCATGTCGCATCGTTGGGCGGGTTCGATGAAATCGTCAGCTAGATACAGGCTGGTTATCGTGTCGTGCATACCATGTGCGCACGTGGCCGCCATTTGTTTTGCACGAGCAATCCACATATTTTCGATACTCCTAAGCATATATTCCAGCAGATCGTAGGGCGTATCCGTCATCCCCCCACCTCCGCGATCACGATGCCGTGCTGCGCCTCGACCGCCGCCTTGCGCAGCTTGTAGTCCGTGGTCACCGTCGCGCGACCGCCCTTGAAGTCCTCGATGATAACCTCTCCGGTCGCCACGATCCGGTATCGAAAATCAGCGGTGTATCGCCTCGGCTTCGTGCCCGGTCCAAGCGAATACTCGAACACCGGGTGAACCTCAAGGTCGGCGATCTCTTTTGCGAGAACCTGAAACTTCAGTTCGAGATACCGCCGCGCTTCCCCGCCGGAATCGAATATAATCCCGTCGATCCGCTTCTTCACGGCGTTGAATTTGTTCCGTGCGGCCTGTTGTTTCCCCGGGCTCCACCCACAGTGCTCGCAAGCAATCTTGTCGAGCGAGCGGACACGACTCCGGCGAGAGCATTCTGGACAGATGAATGAAGTATGGGTGAACACCGCCATCTCAATCCACCCCCCAACTCGGCTCAAACCGGTCGTTGCGAGCGAACGACGTGGCTGGCTCCTCGAATCGATCCGTGGTTTCGTCGAACCGCGTGCTGGCAGGCGAAAACCAGAGGTCTACCTCACCGGTCCGGCAACCCCGACCCTTGGCGATAATGGCGAGCGCTCCCCAGCCGCCCTGTCTCAACTCCGAATCGACTACCAGACCCTTTCCCACCTGCGGGTTATGTAGGAGAATCACCTTGTCGGCGTGGGCCTCCTGGCCGCCACCGTCCCGAAGGTCCCCCAGGTGAGGTTTGGGGTTCTTGCGTTTGAGCATCTCACGATTAAGTTGCGTGCCTATCACGAGTCCAATTTTGCACGTGCGCGCCAGGTTTTTGAGTTGCCTGCCGACAAAGTCGAGCTCGGTATTGCGGTTATCATTCCGCCTTCCCGGGGCGTTGATAAGTTGCAGGTAGTCGATGGTCACGGCATTGATCTGATGCCGGATGATCTCCGAACGAATCACGGATATGATCTGCTGTAGGGTTGGGTCGCTCGTTGGCTCCCAACTCCAAATCGGCAACTCGTAGAGTTCGCCGGTCGCCTTGGCCGCAAGATCGACCTCTTCCTCGGTCATTTTGCCACACTGCACGTGTGTCGCGTCGAGCCTGGCTCGCCTGTAGATATTCCGCTCCGCCAACTCGTCATCTGGCATCTCGAGGGATATTTGGAGGACACGGCCACCGGCACGAGCCGCAGCCTCCGCGAATTGTGCAAGCAAAACCGTTTTACCTTCGCCAGGACGCCCCCCAATCAGAACAACCTGACCTGGGAGACACCCGCGCGTCATCCAGTCGATTTTCTCGAAGCCAAAGGGGAGGCCCATTTTCGGGTTGCCGTCGTAGGTAGCTATTCGGGACCAGGCGTCATTCAGGGCATCCTGATATGGCCGCACATCCTGACTGAGGCCTTCGCTTACAGCAATCGCCGCCGCCATAAAGTCATCGGTTATGTTGTCCTCGGATGCCGTATCTTGAGCTTGGGCTATGAGGGTGTTCGCATGGGCTATCACCTGGCGGCGGGTTGAGTAGTTTTTGACGATGTCCGCATAGTGGCGGAAGTTGGCGGCGGTCGGCACGGTATCGACGAGAGCCATCAGATACTCGGTGCCGCCGCAGTCGTCTAGCTTGCCGTGCTTGCGAAGTTCATCTTGGGTTGTGATGAGGTCCACATCCGAGTCCGCGTTGGCGAGCGAGATTAAAGCCCGAAAAATCTCCTCGTGCACCGGGCGGTAAAAGTCCGACGGCTTCAGCATCCGCAAGCCGTCGTGGAGCGCCTCCGGCTCGATCATCATCGAGCCGAGCGCCGATTGCTCGGCTTCCAGGTTCTGCGGCGGTATTCGCTCTATCGTGCTCGTTGTGGGTTTCATCAGTCCTCCGGCCACTCCACGGGGTCATCGCCGTCCTCGACAGCATAAGTGTTGAGCATATCCCAGATCGCCGGCGCGATATATTGCAGGGGTTTGGTCGGGTCCTCGTGATCACGCCACCAATGGGATAAACAGGCTATGCCTGCCTGGTGGGTATATAGCGGGTGTTTCTCGATTTTCTTCAGGGCATCAAGGGCCTTGTTGCGCGCACTGACACTTTTGGGCAAAGGGGCGATATGTTTTGCGTAGGCAACAGCGATGGGATGGCTCAGAAGTGGGTGCTCTGGTTTGGGTCCGCTCCCTTTCCCTTCCCCATCACAAGAAAGAGAGCGAGAGAGTTGCGCGCGAAGCGCGCCTTTTCTTTTCTTTTCTTTCTTTTCTTTCTCTGTATCTGTATCTGTATCTGGGAGCGTTTCATGTTGTTTCAGAAACGGTTTTGAAACGGTTTTGGAACGTTTCATTTCCGTTTCATTGAGCGTGGAGCGATACCGTTTTACCCTGTCGGTAGAATTATCGGATGCAGGTTGCCGGTCTTCCCATCCAATGATGTGGTGATCGTCATCTATCAATCCGACATTTTTGCATGATGAAACAAATTGTAACGTTTCAGAAACGTTACATCCTATAATGTCTGCTAGATCAGAATCATCCAATGGTATCCCAGGGGATAACATCAACGAACCACGCACCGGACTCTCACTGGCGGCGATCAATAGAAATATCCAACGCCCCGCTCCGGCAGCTAATTCTATTTGACAGTCTCGGCAAACGCGCCGGAGTTTTCTTGAGTTTTTAAGGTCATGCCACAATCGAAACCATTGCATTTTATCTATCTCCCTCCCTGGCGTACGAAACGTAGTAACTGCCGTCCGATAAACTCCGTGTAGGCGGGCGGGATCGCCTGAGACATTTCCTGCATCGTCATCCAATCTATCCCCATCGCGGCCTGCCAACTGGCCTTGTTACGGTGATCGCTTGGTATCCGGCCTCTACCCGCATCGCCGTGCCCACAACAGCACACAAACCCATCTCTACCGACACGATAACCATTGTGATAGGGATGGTCGGGGGCAGGTAAAGGTATATTGCTCTCGAATAGTCTATGCCGAAATACCTTGAGCCCGAACATCAGCCCACACAGCCTGATTGGTTTAACTAATGATGCGCCAACTACATTTTCGATCACATACGGTTTGCCTATTTTATGCAGTAGGTCGCGCGCAGCGGGGATGAGGTTGGGAATCTCGCCTCGATACCCGCGCGTCCACGGCATCGACTTCGTGCATGACAATCCCTGACAGGGCGGCCCCGCGAATATCACATCGAACTCGTGTCCGTGCTCTTGCGCGAACTCCAATGCATCGGCCTGGTGGAACGCAAATGGATAGTGCGGTTGCGGCCTGTTATCCACGCCGACTACCTCGAACCCCGCGCGGGATAGTCCGACACCGGTTCCCCCAGCGCCGCAAAATAGATCGAGGGCACGTGGTCGGCTCATGCCACTGCCGCCATCTGGAACTCCTCCGCCGACCTCAGTCCCCGAACTATATTGCAGCAATCGCATTTATCGGCGAATAGCCGCGGCTTCCTTCCTCGGGGAATAACGCGGCCATAATGCGCTTTCGCGCAACTCTCGCAGCACTGTGTGATGTTCTCCCATGGCGGACGCAGCTTGGGTTGGCTAACTTCAGGCATCCATCAACCTCCCCTGTCCCACGTCCGGCAATTTTTTCATCTCGTCGATGAGCCGCTTCGCCTCATCATCACGAATACAATCAATGTCGCACTCGCGCCCGATGATCTCCACTTGCCAGGCTCGGAACGCCTGCCAAGCAAGCGCGCCAACACCAAACTTCCTACGCTTGTAATAGATAATCCCGAACTTATGGCCGTCAGTTATGGCCGTCATGTCGTCTGCTCCGTGTGAACGAAATCTTCGACGCTGCGCCCGCATATGGCACACTTAAACTCCGTGCCATTTTGCAGCACGATGTTGCAGGGAACACGGGCATAAGACCCGAACAGGCGACACGGAACCATCAACCGGCACTCAATGCAGTGACTCTCCAGCGCATACCAGATATTCGCATAGTCGGGATGCTGTTGAAGCAGAATCCCTCTACTATCGTGGCAGCGGTAGACGATGAGCACGGCGCCTGTTTTGGTAACGATAACCTCTGACGGGCCAACGCGGACCCGGTTTTCAGCCGGCAATGGCGCTCGACGTTCAGCTTCCATAAGGGCCAGTGTTACATCAGCGGCCAGCGTCGCCTGAATGTGATCATCGAGAGCGGGGCACATCCGTATATCCTCCTTGTCCAATTCGCTCGCTTTCCTGCTATAATGTCGTGTCCGGCCCGTCCTATGGTTTGTTGAACGGGACCCTCCTTTCAGACGGGCCGGAATACTCTATGCCAACGCAGCGGCAGCTTCTCTCCGTGCTGGCGGATAACTCTCAATCTCGGCTGCCGTGGCCAGGCGATAGTCCTCGTCGAGTGCCCTAAAACTGACAAACCCTATCGCCATGCGTACTTTCTGCTCAACGGGTTGGACCTCAATTACGGCTTTCGGCACGGCAGGTACGCGGGGCATCCGCTTTTCCTCTCGCCTGATAATACAATCTCCGCACTTGATGATCTCGGATAGTCGAGGTGGAGTTGATAGATCATCGCTCGCGTCCTGGGCAGTAGCCGAATCGCCGACCCCAGGTTCGGCATACAAGCCGTGCTTTTGAGCGTAGGCATCGAGATCACGCTGAGCTTCTGATTGCGTGGGTCGGTCGGGGAGCTTGACCGATTTCTGACGATGCTCCGATGTGGCGCCAACCATTCGCCTGACAGTAAACCACGGCGCGTCGGGTTTCCGAGAAATACCCTGAGACACGCGGTAGCTATGTCGCCCGTCAGGATCGACGTAGCTGACCGCCTGCACATCCTCGGCCTCAGCTTGCGATTTCTGCGCGGCTTCGCTGTCCTGGACGACTTCCGGGTCGCCTGAGTCACCAGAAGCCTCTTCTGTGGCGACATGGGCTTCATTTGGCGGGGCATCCGCGGGAGGCACGCCCTCGTCTGCAAATGGGTCATAATCGATCTCTTCCCAGTTGCCGAGCGTCCTGGCGTCTATTCCGAACCTTGCACCTGAACCGCCCAGTTCCGTAAGCATAGCGCTTTCGCCCATAGGCGTCGCGGTGTGGGCATTGCCACCATTTTTGTGACGGACGCATATCATGTGGCCGGCTTCGCGAGCATCCCGTATTCGCTGCATCAGGGCTTCGCCGGGGTCAACTGGTGGAGTGGGAGGGTCGGCTTCATCGTCGATTACCGGAGCGTTTTCAAACCGCCCACATTGATTGCAGCGAACACAGACCTCACCCATGCTGTCTTCGTTCACGCAGTTATCCAATGGTACAGAATCCCTGAATACCGCACCGGATGCAGTTACATTTTCGACATCCTCCGCCTCTGGCATATCAATCGCCTCAGCGGGAGTATCGTCGGCCATTGGATCGAGATCAGGATCATATTCAGGCGGCTTGGGTAGCTCGCGGTAGCAAAGGAATGGAAGCTCCTTTGCTGCCGCGAATGCCGCCAATTCTGTAGGATCATAGAGGTTATCACTGACAAACTCCGGCGTTTTCCCTGGCATGATGAGCGCTATGCGATACCCAGGCCCGAAACCCTCATTGTTCTCCTCGTTGGCAACTACACAATACTGCCCGCCGTCGTCCTCTCTTGTGCCATAGACCGCCCCGAACCCATTAGGTGCGACAGGAGTGAATCTGTGGGCTGCAGCGTAGTCCTTGAGGACAGTATGGGCGCGGTCCTCGTCGGGTTGTGGCAACAAACACGAAATTGTGCATTCCCCATCGGCTCCATCTTTATCACGAATGCAGACGACTGCATCGTCCCCCTTGCAACCGACAAACCATCTGCGTCCATCGTGGTCGAGGTAATCCGGCCAGTTCGTGACTCTCGGCAATCCGTCGGGGTCCAGCGGCGGAGTGTCGTCGTCTTGTTCGTCGAGAGCGAGTTGTGCCGATTCCCTCCGCCGCTTCTCCGCCATCACCTCATCATATTTACACTTTTCGTCGCGTGCCCGCTTCTGGGCCGGGCTGAGATAGTCGTCATCGACGGTAGGCGTAACCGCGAGCTGTACCGCGCCGCCCTGGAGTACATTCATCGAGAGCAGAGCATCGGCGTCGGCCAGCAATCGCTCTTTGCGAATGTGGAAAACCAACTTGTAGAGGTTATCCTCTCCGTCCGCTAGCGTGATGCCCTTAAAATAAGCGTTGATGTTCATTTTTCTTGTCCTTTCTTTTGTATTGACTTGGGCGGGAATCGGGGGTGAGGTTCCATTTCCCGCCCAAGTCGCCTTAGCCCGCCGAGCCACCGACGGGAACTATACAACCAGCCGGACCTGCGACCCCGACTCGTTGCGTGTAACCTCAATCTGCTGTGGAAGCCGATCTTTGATCGAGTCCCTGTGAGTGATGAGCAGGATGCAGTCGAATACACTCTGCAACCTGTTGATGCAGTCGAGAAGCGCTTCTTCTCCGGCCTCATCGAGTGGTGAGCACACCTCGTCGAGCACGAGTGTCTTGATACGCGATCCCGTGCGCTGTGCAAGTGCCTGGCCCAGGGCGATGCGGACGGCCAGATCGACCCGGAGACGCTCGCCTCCTGAGTAGTCTTCATACGGCCGCTCGCCCAGCGAGTCGGTCACTATAATGTCGAGCGTCTCCGCGATTCCGCCCGTGACATTCGCCTTCTGGGTAATCAGCTCGAGGCTCATCCGCCCGTCAGAGAGTTGCGAGAGTATCTCATTGGCGTGCCCCTCGATCTCCGGGACTGCCGCGTCGATGATGAGCGCCGGAATACCATCCGGGCTAAACGCCTGCTTTAGAGTGGCGCAAACAATACGGTCGGCGCTAAATACGGACAATGCGTCGTCGATTGAGGTCAACGCTTCTTCTGCCTCGGTGATTTGAGCGATCCGCTCGTCATCCCGCGCGATGGTACGGACACAATCCTCTGCCTGTTGCTGTTTTGTTCGCAACGACTGTTCGGCCACATCCAGGGTGCTAAGCCCGACCTCCACGACTCTATTGGCTAATGCCCGATGCTCACTATCGATCCGATTCCGCTCGGCGATCTTTTCGCCAACCTGCTCGCGTGCCGAAGCCGCGGCTTCGGCGGCGGCGGATGATCGACTCTCGGCGGACGCGAGGTCCGGGAGAATAGTTCGGGCCGCCTTGATCTGCGCGAATCGCTCCTCGGCTTTTTGATGAACATCTTTGTTGTAGGCAACCCCCAATATCTTGTCGCTGATGGGGTCGATCTCAGCCTTATAGCGTGTGGTATGTGCCGTGATCTGCTCGCTGATCTCCCGGAGTTTCGCATCGAGGTCGTCGATCTCGGCAACCAATGTGTCGGCGTCAGCAACGGCCTTGTGAGCATCAGTCAGGAGTGGGCATGTGGCACCGAGCGCCGGAGCCTCCGTATTGCAGGGCACGGTATCCACCAGGGCTGCTCGACGCAGCAGGTCCTCCCTGCGTTTAACCGCGAGCGCCCGCGTGTCAGTGAGTCTCCTCTCCTCTGATCCCAGCCGATCACCCTCGCGGTCCAGTTCACTCTGCTTCTGCTTTCGATCCGCCTGTAGCGCCGAGAGTTCCCTCTCAGCCGACTGGTAGCCCGAGAGTTCTAATTCGAGCTTATCAGCCTCCAAGCACTTATCGCGGATGTCGTCGGCATTGCTCAAAAGCCTCTCGGCTGCCGACACAATCCGGTCATTGTTCTCGGCCTGCCCATTCAGGCTCGTGATCTCCTTCGTGAGAGCGTCCATCCGCCGCTGTAAGTCGTCGATCTTCTCGCGATCAGCTTTTTCTCGCGCCGCCAATTCCCTGAGTTCGGCAAGCTGAGTATCCAGGCTTTCGATCTCCACCCGCAGCCGCTCACTCTCAATCTCAGCGGCCTTCCTGGAGGCCAGGGTGTCATCCTTGACTGTAACCCTGGCCGCCAGCATGATCCGCTCCGCTTGTTTTGCCGCCACCTCCGTGTCGATCTGTTTGACCCTGGCCTTCGCCGCCTCGTGCAGAGGTCCGAATCGGGCAAGCCGATCCTCAATGACCTTGTAGAGCACGGCCTTGCGTTCCGCTGGCGTCGCCTCACAAATGCCCGCGCTCTGTCCCTGGACGACGAACGACGAGTTCACAAAAAGGCTTTGCTCCATCGCCAGATCGCGGTTTACCTTATCCTGCGTTTCTCGAATAGACGCGCCGGATAAGGGTTTCCAGTCCCCGTCATCCTGGATGAGGTATTGCAGATCGGAGCGCCGCCCTCGCGAACGCTTGCGCACGATCCGGTAGGTGTTTCCGCCATGCTCGTACTCGAGTTGCACGGCGGCCTCGTCTGCTCCGAGCCTCACCACTCCATCGACAGATGATGACCGCCCGTCGCCAAACAACGCCCAGAGCATAGCCTCCGGGATGGTTGACTTCCCCGCGCCGTTCGGCCCAACTATCGCCGCGGCCTCGATCTGGCCGAGCGGAACGTGGGCCTCCTCGAAAGCGCGGTAGTTGTAAATATCCAAGTTTGTCGGCCTCATCACGCCACGCTCCTTTCGATTTCCCGCGCAGCCGCAACAAGGCTGTCAAGAGGTACCTCACAACCCTTTGCTGCGTGCCACACCCCAAGCAGCTCCTCGATGCTATCTGCTCTGGCGATCTTCTCGGACCGTACAGCAGCCACGCGCTGGACGTCCTCGACGAAACCCCGGAAATCCCAACAGCCCGCCGCCTCAAGGCTCGCCTGTATGCGAGCATAGTCCGGCTTCACGTTCTCAGGTCGGCTAAGTCTGACGCGACAGATGGTGTCATCAATGCCCCGAAATGCGTCATCGCATCTGATCTCGCCTTCCTTGGTAATGAATGGGACCGTCCGGTACTCCCGACATGGGATTGGCACGCGCTCCCAGGTTCGAGCGTCGAGGTCCATCAGGACGTAGGATTTCTCCTGACCCTCTTCGCCGAAGTCGATCCGATCAGTGGAGCCGCAGTAGAACACGTTCGGCCTGCCGTAACTCGCGAAATCCTGAGCACGGTGAATGTGGCCGAGGGCAACGAACGTGAACTCCTCCGGGATGGCCGAGAGCGGTATGGTGATATCCCGCCCGGCCATAATCCCGCGCTCAGCGCCCGGCTCGGCCAGATCGACCGAGATATGAGCCAGGAGGATCGACGGCCTGCGGGGGTCGATCTGGGCAGCCAGCCCGCGCAGAATCGTTTGAAGCTTCTCGTCTATCGCGCGGTCCGCATCGTCGGGACTCATCTGGGCGTATCCGTCGATGGTAGCCGCGAGTTGCGAGCGGTTGGGATAGGGCAGGCATGCCACCTGGAATGCCGGCCAATTCTGGACGTGGGGTTTTCGAGCGACGGCGATCCCGTGTCCTGTCGTGTCCTCCAGAGGATCGAGTGCATTGTTCTCGCCATCGGATCGGGGTAGGTCGTGGTTTCCGACGAGCAGCACGACACCGCCCAGGTTGTGCCGTAATGCATCCTGCGCAAACATCAACTCGGTCGGCGTCGGCCTGGCGCCGCGAAACATGTCGCCGGCAAACAGGATTGTTTCTACATGCTGCAACCCTGCGTCATTGATTACAAAATACAGGCTGTCGTATGTATCCAGTAGCCTCGCGTTCAGTCCCTTACTCGAGTCGAGCTTTTTTCCATAACTGCCCACATGGGCATCGGCGAACGCAGCGATCTTCATTTTGTGCCTCCGGCCGCGGCCCTGCGCTGCGCCTGTTTCCACGCCGCATAACAATGAAAGCACAGCTGCTTTCCGGTATCAGTAGTTGTCTTTTCGACAATCTGCTGCGCGGTATAGGAGTTGCCGCCCATCGTTGTGCCTTCGATAATCCGGTCGCAGGCGGCACATGTGGGCGGCGCCGACGTTGTCGCGGGTTCTGCCTCCGCCATCGGATCGAATGGCGGTTCTTCGGCAGGAGGCGGCTCGGTCTCGAATTGTGCCGTAACGACCTCCTCTTCCTCTTCATCATCAGGCAGCAGGGTTGGTTCGGGAAGGGCTGCCAGGTCATCGCGCGTGCCGGGCCCTCCGTAGAGCATGCTCTGACTGCGAACCTGCTCTTGAGTGACCATCCGGCGTACCTCGGGGTCGCTCATGTCTGGGGCAAACACAGCCCGCGCGACCAGGAACGGCTTTTCGAGTTCAGCAGGCGTGTAACTGGTTTTGAGGTTCATCGCGGCCCGCACTGCCCGCAAAATAGCCTTCGTCTCCGTCTGCTCGTCGGCGAACTTCCGATACTCGCGCGCCTGCTTTTCGCTCATCTCTTCCTGGCACTTGGCCCATGACCAAGATTTAGAGCACTTGACGCTGATCGGCGTGCCGTCCGGGAGCCTCCCCATCGCAACGGCCTCCCACTCGATGTGGTCGAGGTCCGTCCTGAGACTGATCTTCCGTGTTCTGATATGCAAGCCGCCGGCGTTAGCCAGCTTGAGCAGCACATGCTTACTGAGCGCCTTCTGGCCGCTCACCATGTAGGTATCCTTCGATGCGGGGTCGGTGTTCACGCGGATTACGCTAATGCTTGGCCTGTGGTTGGGCGGAAGAACATCGAGCGCCGTCACGGGGAATGTGATGTTGGCGACTCTGGCGAGCTCGTCGGATTTCCACAGTTGCCTCTCGATGATTTCGCTCATGGGATATTTGTCGATAGCCACCTCAATCGGTGCTCCGGCTTGTTGGGCTAAGGCTGTCTGTGTCATCTCAGCGCTCCTTTCCCGCTTCCGCGAATGCGCAGAGCACACGTTTCATATCGCGGTGATATTCGGCCTCGATCATCAACTCAGCCGCCCGCCTGCGCGCCTTGTCAAGCTCCTCTTCGGCGGCGGTGCACTCCGCATCGATTGCGCGCCGTCGCTTTAGTTCATCTTTGCGCTTGTCCTCTGAGGAGTAAAGAGGCTTGCCCGTGGCGGCATCGACCTCTTTGACGATAATAGTGGCAATCACCAACTCGCGCAGATCGATGGCTCTGCTCAACTCAACGAACGTCTGCTCCGCATCGAGCGCGTCCAAGCTTTTCTTCCGACGAGCCGCGGCGTGATATGCCGCCTGCTCAATGGGCGGGAGATCATCGAAATAGGTCCCTTCGATGTCTTTCGATTCGGTTGACATTGTGATACACTCTCCTTGTTAGGTAGTTGTAGGCGTGGGGTTCGGCTAGACCCCGAATCTCACGCCGCCCTCAGAACAGTCTCGACAAACGCGCAACCATCTGGACTGCGCAACTTCTCAGTCATTAGCGTGACGAGTGCCGGCGAAATCACTTTCACTCTCACGCCGTGGGTGCTTTTCAGTATCCTCGCGCCGCACTGCGCACAGACTCGATGCTCGTGCCCCTCGTGATCCGCGAGCACGACGGTCCACGGGCTTTCCCCGCATTCCTCGCATAGGTTCATAGCGACACCCACTTCCAGACCTCGGAAATATCCCAGCCAATCAGGGCGAGTATCCCCAAGACGATCAGACCGAGGATGATGACCAGCGCCATTTTGCTCATCGCTGAAACCTCCGCATCGTCGCGCTGTAGGTGTTTGGGCAGGGGCGCACATAGCCAGTGCCCTCGTCTGTTGGCCTGGGCCTCTCGATCCGAGCACCGCTCCACTCCGGTATGCCGGGGTGTTGGCGCACCTTGTCGCGGATCATGCCCACCAACTCGCTCACAACCCAGCCAATCACCAGCAGGCATATCGCTCCGACGATCAGGTGAATGCCGAAAGCCCGCTCCGCCGCTGCCGATCCAAAAAGATATGTCACTTGGTTGTGCATTTGGTTGTCCTCCTCTCAGATTTGCTCCGGGCGGTTTGAATATGGCGCGCCGCCCGGAGCGGTAAATGTTGTCGCGGGGCTAGTCCGCCCCCTCCGCTACGTCCTCCTCCGGCTCGATCGCGGCGGGCGGAGCCTCGGCTGTCTCGTAAGCTCTCAACGTATCACCCCCTCTCGATTCTCGATGCGTCCAACTGCTGACCACGCGGGGAGACCGCCTACAGCGCACGGGAGCAGCAGTCCGGTTGATTATTGTAACGAGGCTGAGAACCCCGCCCGGCTTACCCCGGATCGCTCCGGTCCCGCGTGGTCAAACCCAATGAGGAGAGGGGTGCTGGAGGCTGTCGCCGGAGGCTGTCACCAAGGCGATGCCTGACCCTCTCCTCAAAATTGTCAAAGTGCGTCAGCGAATTAGACATAGACCAGGGCGTTCAAGTCCGTCCGGTAGGCTGGTGAGTTGATTGCCGTATAGGTCGAGTTTCTGCAGGTTCACGAGCTTGCCGATCTCTACCGGTAGGCTGGTGAGTTGATTGCCGTATAGGTCGAGTTTCTGCAGGTTCACGAGCTTGCCGATCTCTACCGGTAGGCTGGTGAGTTGATTGCCGGATAGGTAGAGTTTCTGCAGGTTCACGAGCTTGCCGATCTCTACCGGTAGGCTGGTGAGTTGATTGCCGGATAGGTAGAGTTCCTGCAGGTTCACGAATTGCGGTGCCAGAAACTCTATCAATTCTGTTCGCGATTTGAATTGACTTTTCAGTAATGCAACAACCGCGCTTTCCTCTTCGCGACTCTCGGCACGCACAACTATCGAGTCGAGATTATCTGTAGTAATCTCGACTGGGTAATACGTGTCGTCGCGCAACCCGTAGAACTTTGCCGTGGCAGAATGACTGAACGGGTTTACGCATTTTATTTGCCAGTCCTTCGTTACATTCAGGCTCAAAAAATGGCACATCATTTATTCTCCCCTCACCTCAAAATTGTCAAAGTTCAGTCCGGCTCGCTCTCGATCTCCGATTCCAAGAGCATCATCTCGGCTTTCAGCAGATCGAGGCGTTCGCGCCTCTCCGTGCGGAGCCGTATCGTCTTCTCGTGCTGTTCGTTCGCGCCCGTCTCCCGATTGGCCGCGAACAGGTCCGGGGCCAATAGCTCGGCGAAGGCTGTCGTCAGCCGCTTCCGGGACAGGGGGAATGTCACGTCCAATGTGCTGTCCGCCGGCACACCCGGAATGCCCAGCCGGGATGCGCACGAAGTCCAGTTTTTTACGCGATTCCTCGACAGAGATCGCGTCCACTTCACCCGCATCCGTATCCGATGCCGTCGCCGCTTTGTGCAATCCCGGTAATTCACACAGGATGATTCACTCTCGCCCTGTGATATACTGAGATCAGCGGCCACGCAGGATGCGGATTCCGGCGGGGCCGTTTTTGTGCGTGTGCGCGGTTGAGTGGTCATGCCGGGACCTGCCGTTTCTGTCGTTTTGAGACAGGAGGAATAAGAGAAGCATCGACACGACCTAATTTGATGGCTGTATGAGCGCGTATCCCGAACCGCCATGCCCAAAGCGGGCAATCAACGACAGGGCAATTGCGAACTTCGTGCTCTTGCCAACACGAACAGTCAAGACACTTGCGGCGAATGGCCTTTGTCGCGCTGTTGTCCACGCGATCATCTAACTGCGACGCAATGGTCTGTTTTCGCGCGCTGGCGGCACTTTCGGCGCTTATGGGTTGCTGGACGGGTTCTAACCCGTCTTGCTCAACTACCGCGCCGGATTGGGCAGTTTTTAATGGTAGTTGAGTGGTCATGCCGGGACCTCGGTGGGATTGATGTTGTCCTGTGTTCGCAGTGCGGCAATGAAGCGGTCGTATGTTTCCTCGTCGATGCCAAGTCGGTCGTTTTCAATATCGACGATAGTTTGCACGAACACGCCTGTTAGATTACTGAGGTCTGCTTGGCTTACTCGTCTCTTGGAGCGTTCGCCGAGCAGCTCCTTGCCATACGTGGTCATTGAGTCACCTCGATGGTGTAAAGTGTTTCTTACACCATCATATTATCAGTATTGTAAGCTGTTGTCAAGAGGGTCTTACAACAATTTTGCAACTATTTTTCTGAGGCGGGTAGGGATAATCGATCCATGAAGGGAAAGCAGTTCTTACAGATGCCTACTATCAATACAGCATGGGGAAAATCAATCAGCGACTTATTGGACAGGCATAGGCTTACTTTGCGCGCTGCTATGCTAAAGGTCGGCGGGCGTCCATCTCACACAACCATAAAGGACTGGATGGATGGGATAATGCCTGCCTCTAACATATTACCAATTGCCTTCCTGGAGCACTTCCCGCGCGAAGAGGCGATAGAGTGCCTGCGAGCGGGCGGGTTTCCGATCCCGGCGGATTGGGTAGATAAGCCGTCGATTGCTATTGATCAGTTGGCGCTCACTTTGGAAGACCCGCGAATACCCGAAGAAGAAAAGGTCGATCTATTGAGGCGGGTAAAGGAGCTGACAGAAAAATACGATTCTAGCACCTGACAGGCTGATTGGGCAGTTACTCTATCCCAAAGTGGAGACAAAATGGATGTTGTCGTAGAAACTGCCCTCCCTGGCGCGTTCGCTACACGCGCTATGATTATGCGCACAGGAAGTGCGCTGATCTGTATGTTTAATGAGAGCCTGTCTGATTGCGAGCAGGCTGAGATTATACAATCGGCGTCGAGTGAGGCTCGCGCCACGGTCATTATTTTTTTGGCCGACGGGGACAAGCTCGTAGTAGAGTAATGTCGGCCCCGCTGCTCATCCAGGGCGGGGCGAAATAAAGTCCGCATACCATTTTCCTGGGGTCAGGAAAATGCACAAAGGAGACGAAAGAATGATCTGGCGAAACATTGTTGTTCTACTCGCAGTAATCTGGGTCGGGTGTATAGTCCCCGCGCAGGCCGAAACGACGGCATTCATCGGCTATTACAATCCGTCGAGTTCCTGGGTCCGCGACCTAGCGGGAAATGGATTTTGCTTGGGAGCCGAGGAGGATTTGACCCAACTCGGTAAGCGCACGACGTTGCTAATAAGCGCGGCGCTGTATCAGTGCTCTGGCCGTGTAAGCGTGCTCACAATCCCAGTGAGCACCAAACTTACCCAAGTGCCCGTGTTGTTTTCAGTCCGGTCGTACGAACCGTCGGGTAGGGCTTACGGCAAGGTTGGTATAGGCGCAATGGCGGCCAAATGGAGCGCGTCTGCATTGGGCGAGAGCACTGGTCAGCACGAAATCACATTCGCATACCAGGCGGCTATCGGCGTCACAATCAAACAACGGGCGCGTGCCGAGGTACGCTATATAGACGGAGGCACTAGCCGGAACGGGGTTTGTTTTGACGTGGGCGTGCAGTTTTGACCAAACAACCCCCGCCGACTAGCCGGGTAGAATCCAGCAGAGGCCAGGGCCTCTTATCATCGGCGAGGACGAACCAATCGGCAACATTATAGCATAAATGCGACTTGACGACCTCCTCAAATCAAGCAGCAATAGTCCGTCCGCGCCTCCGGGACGCGAGCGGTCCCGCGCCTACGTCCGCGTGTCCCATGAGCGCAGCGCTGATAAGGCGATCAGTCCGGAAACCCAGAAGCGGCTGATCGAAGACTATGCCGTAAAAAACGGCTATGAGATAGCGGAGTGGTATGTCGATCTCGCCCGGTCCGCGTTCCGTGACGACGCCCAGCGCGTGGAGTTCCGCCGCTTGATCGAGGATGCGAAGGCCGACCCGCTGACCTCGGTGATACTGGTCTACCGCTATGACCGATTCTCCCGAGGCGACAACGCATCAGCGCTCCAACATGATCTGCTCCGCCACGGTGTGCGGGTCGAGTCCACGGAAGAGGGCTACTACGACCCTGATAGTGAGACCGGGGCGATTATGATGCCCCTTACCTGGTCGTTAAACCGACTCTACTCACTCAAGCTGAGCAAGATCGTCACTCCCAATATGAAGACGAATTTCGAGCAGCGCGACCCGGATACGGGATGGGCGTACAAAAACGGCGGATGGGCGCAGTGGGGATACAAAACTCATCGCATATATACCGGGCACGGCCGCAAGGGCAGTGATCTGCACAAGATGATCTGGGTGCTTGACGATTTGGAGGTCGGAGGCAAACCGATCTGGAAGTGGACTCGTGGAATGCTCATCGAATGGCGGTTGCGCGAGCATCTGGGGTATGACCGCATCGCGGCTAGGCTGACAGATGCCGGCGTTCCTACTCCGAGCGGACGGTCGGCCTGGAGCCACACGACAATACAATCACTGCTGGGTGAGTACTCGAGGCTGTTCCAGTATGCGGGTTACGCATTCTGGTACCGCGAGGATTGCCGGGACCGCCACAACCGCAAGCGGCGCGATCCGTCCGAGTGGATCGTGGTCCAAAATGCGCATCCGGCGATCATCAGTGAGAAAGAAGCGGAGGCGATAACGAGCATGACGGATAATCTAAAGTGCCCAAAATCGGGTAGAAATGGAGAAGCCAGCCGCTTCGCGTTATCCGGCGGCCTGCTGAAGTGCGCAATCTGTGGCGCGAATTACGCGGGCACAAAGCAACGATCGGGGGACTACTATGTGTGCGGGTCTCACCTGTATCGCCGCGGCGCCGGTTGTGGCCCGGCATGGTTCATCCCGCGCGATCAGATCGAAGCACACATATTCGGCAAAATACTGAAGCAGATGGTTTTGGACGAGGATGGATTTGCGGCTTGGGTAAACGAGGTAAATGATACGCTCGACGCGGAATGGAGAACATACGAAAAGGGTGCGCCGGAGCGACGTCAGCGGATTCTCGACTGCGAGTTACGCATGAAAAATCTATCCCAGGCAATAGCGATTGGTGGCCCTGAACCCACGCTACTGGAGGATGTTCGCCAGGCTCGCGCTGAGTTCGGCCGACTCATTCAAGTCGATTCCCTCGTGAAACCTCCGAGGCTGGACGTCCAACAGATGCGCCAGTATCGGGATGATGTGATTTCGGCTGCGCGGTCCACGGACTACCCGGCCCGTGCCCGGGTTCTAAGCGAGCTTGTTGACGAGATCGTGGTAGACTCCCGCACGCACGCGCTAGACGGTCGTTTGCTCGATCCAAGATCAATAGTATGCATTTCGATGGCGGCGCCAACGGGAGTCGAACCCGTCCTTCGGCCTTGA